TACAGCACCGCATGTAAATGTAAGTGGTATATCAAGTGGAACAGAAATCAGAAGATTATTAGGTAGTCCAAAAGTAAAAGAACAAAGTAGAAAAATAATATTTAAAAAAACATTTGGTTATTTTGACCAAGGCGTTTACAATATGTTAACAAATAAATTTAGAAAATTGTTTGAAGTGTATTCTAAATTTATCGTTGAAAACAAAGATTACATTAAAAAACTTATTAAAGAAGCCTCAACAGGTGCTAACTTTCCAACTGATGATGGCCCACCAACTTTCTACAAAGGGTTTACTGATTATGAAAAAACCGCAGGTGATTGGGTAAAAGAAATGGGTAAAACTTATGGTTGGGAAGTATATGATTATTTAATCAGTAAAACAGCACAAAATCCAGAAGATGACTACACATTAGAATATAATATTGTTCCTTCAGTTGCTTTCGGTAGAGAAAACACCGGTGATTACGGAAAAAGATTTGGTGTCAAAGAACCAATCAAAAGATACATTGAAGTAGCAGACAGAATATCACAACAATTAGGATATGAAGTTATTAAGTATATGGGGATTAAACCAGATTTAAGTGGTTATACAGGTGTTGAAGTGGAATCACCAGTTTTACCAGGTCGTTATGATTTAGGAAATACCAAAAGAGCAGAACTAACAGGAAAACAATTAGGTTCTGGTATGACTTTGTTAAACACATTAGAAGAATCATTAGATTTATCAAATGAAATAGAAGAAATTTCAAATCACGAAGAAGTTCACGAGTGTATAGCTTTTTCTAAAAAGTTTGGTGATGATATTGTGATTGGAAAAAATCGTGATAGAAACTACACACCAGAATTAAAAGTCGTTAGAGAAATAAGTGGTAATGGTATTGAAGTTTGTTATGTTCAAGACCAAGATACAGATTGGTCAGAAGGTATGAACTCAAATGGTATTGGATTGGTTAATTCAGCATTGTTCGTAAAAAGAGATGAAAAAGATTTCGATAAAGCAAAGAAAAAGAAAGCTCCTTCCAAAGACGGAATTCGTATTAGACACGCGTTGTCAAAAGATACTTTTGCAGAAGTAGTTAAATCATTGGTAAAATTTGATACTGGTGTTAAAGGACATACATTAGTTAGTAATGGTAAAAAATTAGTTGTGATTGAAAACACAAGTAGAACTAAACCTTCTATAAAAATACACGACATTGATAAATCATCAATCGTTAGAACTAATCACGGAATTAAACACCCTGAACAAGGATATACAAGAGGACCAGATAGAATATCATCTGAATTAAGATTAAAAAACGCCAAAGAATTAATCGATAAAGAAAAAGAATACAAAAAAGTATTTCCATTATTTTACAACGATACACAAAGTAAAGGCCCTAAATTTGATTTAGTAAGAGCTCAGAACAAATTGTGGACATCAAGTCAAATCTTAATGAACTTAAATAAAAAACAATTAATACTTTATTTAATTCCTGGAGCAGTAAAGTTTATTGGTGTTGAAAACAAATTACCAAAAAATTACGAACCAAAAATTAAATTAGATGTTCGTCAATATGAACACGGCCCTAGTGATAAATACGATACATTTGTAACCACAGACAAAACACCAAAGAAAAGTGCAATAAAAGACAAAAGTATTAATGAAAATCTTTTATTAGAAGGTGGAGCTTACGGACATATGTCGCATCCATTTGATGATAACAAATTAACTTTTGCTGATTTAAAAAAGATTATTAAATTAGGTTTATCAGGTGAATTAAATCGTGAAGATAATGTAACAGAAAAAACAGACGGACAAAATTTAATGATTACTTATCGTGATGGAAAAGTTTTAGCAGCAAGAAACAAAGGACAATTTAAAAATCGTGGACAAAACGCACTTGATACAAATGCAGTAGCTCAAAAGTTTAGTGGTCGTGGTGATATAAAAGATGCGTTTGTTTTTGCAATGAAAGACTTAACAAGAGCAATAAATAGTTTAAGTGATAAACAAAAAAATAAAATTTTTAAAAATGGTGAGATATTTATGAATTTAGAAATTATTTATCCAGCTTCATCAAATGTAATAGATTATGATAAACAAATTCTACAATTTCACAATTCAATCAAATATGATAAAAATGGTAACGCAGTTGGTGAAGTAAAAGGTTCTGGTAGAATGTTGCAAGGTATGATTAAACAAGTAAATAAAGATATTGGAAAACATTTTAACATAATAAAACCAAGAGTTTTAGATTTACCAAAAAAAATTGATTTTGGGAAAAAAGTTGATATTTATAATAAGAGAGTAGATAAATTAAAAAACCAATACGGGTTGAAAGATAACGACACATTAGGTAAATATCATCAGTCTTTTTGGGAAGATTATATTTATAATGCAGGACAACAATTTGGTTATAAAATTTCTAAAACAATTTTGAAAAAATTAACTAAAAGATGGGCGTTCTTTGATAAATCTTATAAGATAACAGATATCAAACGAGATTTAAAAAAACAACCAAAATTTTTAAATTGGGTTATGAATACAGATAAACAAAACCACAAAAGTATGGTTAAGAAAAATATGTTGCCATTTGAAAAGATTTTCTTTGCAGTAGGAGCAGATATATTATTAAATTTATCAAACTTTATTGCAGCTAATCCAACAAAAGCTGTAGAAAAAATTAGAAAAGATATTGTCAAAGCATCTAATCAAGTTAGAACGGGTGGTGATGTGAAAAAGATGACAACATTAAAACAACAATTAGAAAAATTAAATTCAATCGGTGGGTTAAAGAAAATAGTTCCGGTTGAAGGTATAGTTTTTAAATATAAAGGAAAAACCTATAAGTTTACTGGTGCTTTCGCTCCGGTAAATCAAATATTAGGGTTAGTGAGTTTTTAGTTATGGCAAATTATAGTAAAGAAGCAAAAAGACAAAACGAGGTATTGAAAGACTTAATATCTGGTAAAAAACACGAAAAAAGTTATGTCCAAGTTGGATATGAAGGTAAGAAAGAAGACAAGGGTGGAGAAACCCGTAAATCAGAATTAACTGATATTATGGCAGAAGTAAGAGTTCCTTTGTTTTGTCCCAAGTGTAAAAAAACAATGAAGAAAAAACTTGATAATAAGTTTTGGTATTTATACAAACATTGTTTTGATTGTCAAATTGACTTTGAAAATAAACTACGACTTGAAGGAAAGTACAAAGAGTGGGAAACAAAAAAAGTAAAGAAAAACCAACGAGCTTGGGTGGATGATATGATAGTCGGTATAGAAGAATGGAGAAATGAAAGACCAGTTGACCAGATTTATGATGTTGGTATTGATGCTCCAGAAGTTAAAATTGAAAAAGCACAAGTTAATGAAGAAGCTTTAAATAAACTTGCTGATGATGCTATAAAAGACTTAAAAAAAATGAGAGAAAACATATAACCAACTATTTATAGGTAAGGAGAAAAATAATGTTTAAAAAACTACTTGGACTACTAGCAGTAATAGGAACAATCTTTGGTGCTATCGCAGGTTCTAAAAAATCTAAAGAGTTAAAAGAACTCGAAAATAAGATTGATGAATCTAAGAAAGAAGAAAAGAGTGTTGAAACTAAAATTGCTAAGTTAGAAAAGAATAAGAAAAAGAACAAAAAAGAAATTACTTCTTTAAAAAGAAAGTTAACCATTTCTAAAAAGAAAACTACAAAAATGGAAAAAACTTTTGAAAAAGGTGATTCTGATAAAGCCGCAGAGTTCTTAAAAGATTTTAGTAAATAAAGGTACAGATATGAAAAAGTTAATAGTAATATTGGCTTTGTTTGGGTTTATTTATTCTCAAGATAAAGTTTATACTTTTACTGAAGAAGAAGTCACTAATATGGCTAACAAAGTAAAAGATTTACAAACTCAAGTTGAGGAACAAACAGAGCAAATTAGTATTTATGATGAGTTAATGAAAAAATATGAAAATCAAGCACAAATTGATTCAATGTTAATTTCATTTAAAACTCAACAAGTAGATATTTTAAAAGACCGAGAAGTCTTATACGAAAAACAGATTAAACTTGTTAAACCTAAATGGTATGAAAACAAGTGGTTGTATTTTACATTTGGTGTAGTTGCAACTTCAGTTTCAGTAAAACTTGCCGGTGAAATAGTTGATTAATGAGTGATAATAAACAATTAAAAGAAGCCATTAAAAGAGAATACGCTAAATGTGCAACTGACCCTGTTTATTTTTTGGGTAAGTATGGAGTAATTCAACACCCGTTAAAAGGTAAAGTTAATTTTAATCTATACGATTTTCAGGAAAAATCATTAGAATCTTTTATGAAACACGATTATAATATTGTGTTGAAGGCTAGACAATTAGGTTTATCAACATTAACTGCTGGATATGCGTTGTGGATGATGACATTTCAACAAGATAAAAATATTTTGGTCATCGCTACAAAACAAGAAACAGCAAAAAACTTAGTAACAAAAGTTAGAGTGATGCACGCTAACTTACCAGGTTGGTTAAAACAACCTTGTGTTGAGGACAACAAATTATCATTACGATATAAAAATGGTTCTCAAATTAAAGCGGTAGCGAGTTCTGAGGAATCAGGTCGTTCCGAAGCCTTGTCGTTATTGATTATTGATGAGGCAGCATTTATCGATAAGATAGACACGATATGGGGAGCCGCACAACAAACACTAGCGACTGGTGGTAGAGCTTTAGTTATCTCTACACCAAATGGTGTTGGTAATTTTTTCCACAAAACTTGGGTAGGTGCTGAAAATGGAACTAATGATTTTAATTTTATTAAATTACATTGGTCAGTTCACCCGGAAAGAGAACAAGCGTGGAGAGATGAACAAGATAAATTATTAGGGCCTTCATTAGCCGCTCAAGAATGTGATTGTGATTTTATTACTTCTGGTCGTGGTGTTATTGATGGTTTACTACTTGAAAATTTAAAAGAAAGTAGTGTAAGAGAACCAATGGAAAAGAGAGGTATAGACTCTAACTATTGGATATGGCAACCACCAAACTATACTAAGAATTATGTGGTAAGTGCCGATGTTAGTAGAGGTGATGGAACTGATTATTCAGCGTTTCATATTATAGATGTAGAATCTTTGGAACAAGTAGCTGAATATAAAGGTAAAATCTCTACACAAGATTTTGGAAATATGCTAGTTAATGTAGCTAGTGAATATAACAATGCTTTGTTGGTTGTGGAAAACAACAATATTGGTTGGGCTGCAATTCAACAAGTAATTGATAGAGAATATCCAAACTTGTTTTATACAAGTAAAGATTTGCAATATGTTGATGTTCAACATCAAATGACAAATAAATATAGAAGTCAAGAACGAAATATGGTTCCTGGTTTTTCAACAACATCAAAGACAAGACCT